AACGTCGTTGAACCTGACGAGTATGAAGATCCACAAGAATTGATCGATGCTAATTTGATTCCACGTTACTTTAACTTCACGGGTAAGGTTATCTTTATCTCGAACTTGAAGATGGACAAACTTGATCCTGATGGTGCTCTTCGTACTCGAGCGTTTATGATCGAGATTGATCCTACTGAAGGTGAAATCTATGACTTCATGGAATCAATTGTCGGTAAGATCAAGTTAGATGGTGGTTTCGAAATGGACTTACAAACACGTAAATCTGTTGTCGACATGTTGCGTAAAGGTAAGTCTAAGCAATCTGCCAATTTAAGAAAACTCTCTCGCGCTTTGAACATGATGGCTGGTACTATTAAGTCTGGTGTAAGTGTCTCTGATGGTGAACTCACCCGCATGATCGAAACATACGCCTAATGTTTAATCTAAAATCCTTTCAAACATTCCTTAATGAAGGAACAAAACTCGTACCAGGTGAACTTAAAAAGCCAGCAACGGGTGGACCTAATGTAGGATCAGCTAGGACTGAAATCTTAGCGAATAAGATCCGTAAACAAGAACCTCTCACTCTTGCAAAAGGTGGGGAGTTTCTTGTAGTTGACACACAGTCCGCCTTAGCATCCATTGAACAGTTTAAACAAGATGGTAAGGCATTTAAGCTAATCGGCAAAAGCGGTTCTGAAATATCTATATCGGATCTACTTAAAACGCCTGAATTCGGTGGAGGTGCAGGAGCTGGTGGTGGTACTGTAGGTACAGCAATTGGCGAAGCAGCACAGTGCGTCTGGATGGCAGCGATGTTAGAAATTGGTAGTGCTATGCCAATTGAAAGTTTTACTGATAAAGTTCTTACTAAAGCGTTTAAATCAGTGAGTGTTGGTAAAACTACTCTTAAAGATATTTTAGGGATCGACGAAGGTTGGAAAGTTTCATCTTATCTTACAGCGCAGTATGCTATTAAAAATCGCATCATTGAAAAGGGAATGACCTTTCACCGCGATGATAAACTCATGAAAGCAGTTTATTCTGCTAAGAATACCGCGTTTAAGAATAACGACTTTAAACCACTTCCAGACGATAAGTGGAATCCAGGTGATATTTGGGTTGCAGACACTGACTTCGATCTCAAAGAACTCGCAACTACAACAGTTGAAGATCTAAACGACGACATTCTTGATCTGTATCTCCAAAAGAGACTAGTTGCTATTTCCCTGAAGAAGGTTACGAAAGGTGCTAAAGGCGTAGAAAAGAATGTTGAGCGACCTGCCGAAACCGAAGATTATAAGTACTCAGCAGGTCATATTAAGGCTCTTAAGCGTGGTGAATGGTATACCACCAAAGCTAATTATATTACACACATGGACGGTCAACTCGATATTCGTGCCAACTCTGCCTTTGGATCCCATAAGGTCGAGATTAAAGGTAAAGGAGCTCGTGGAGGAGGTGCATCTTGGGGTGTTATGACAGACGCAGCGAAACGAATTTATAAGAAGCAACTTCCTAAGAATTCCGCGATGAGAAAAGAAGCAAAGCTTATTGCACAAGGTGATAAGAAAGCTATTGCTAAATTTACCAAGATGCTTCAAATCGTTGACAAAAAAATATCAGAAGCTGAAGTGCAAGAAAAACTCCAAGGGCATGGAAAGAACGCAGACATTTGGATTCATGGAAAACTCGGTGGACTCTACGTAGTTAATCTTATCGCAAAAGGTGGCCAAAAGGCAAATAAGTTTATTACACAACTTATCAACTATGCAGGTAGTTCAACTTCTGATTCAAGCTCCTACATAATTCTAAAAGAAAAATAATGAGTAAACTCGAAGCAGCATTGAGATTCCATAAGGAGAATCAAATACCATTAGCGCATAATATTTTCCGTCCACACTCGGAGAATTATTATAAGCTATTTTGTCACGCAAGGCAGATGAAAGAATCTGCGATGAATCCTTTGAATGAATTCGACGAATATCTCATGTCAACAGACATCGGTGAACTCGCAATGCACGAAGGTATAGAAGTTCCCTTAGATCATCCATTGGTTGAAGCAGACTATAAGGGTACTGAAGTCGAATTAAACGATCCAAAACGTGGTGGTAAAAAGAAATTTTATGTATACGTTAAGAACGATAAAGGCAACATAATTAAAGTTCAGTTTGGAGATACGTCTGGTCTTAAGGCTAAGATCGACAATCCAGCAGCTCGCAAATCTTTCGCGGCTAGGCACCAATGCCATTTAAAGAAAGATAAAACAAAGCCAGGTTATTGGTCGTGTAACCTTCCACGGTACGCAGCACAACTGGGCCTAAAAGGAGGCGGAAACTTTTTTTGGTAATATGAGCAAACCATACACAGATAAATCAAACGGTGAATTAAAGATTCGCACATTCGAATCAAACACCGATTCTCACGAATTAGTATGGCACCGTGATAAAGGCGATCGTGTTGTTACCGTATTAGAAGGTGAAGGCTGGATGTTCCAAATGGATAACGCTATCCCCTACGAGTTAGAAGAAGGCGATGTTTTAAATATTTCTAAAATGGAATACCACAGAATTTATAAAGCAGGTTCAACAGATTTGGTGCTAGAAATTAAAGAGTCTAATAGTGAACCAATTAAAGAATTTAAAATGAAATCGTTTAACCAATACATAACAGCATTGTCTGAAGCTGCTAAAGCTGGCAAGAATACTCACATGGTCCACATCGAGGATAGGGTAATTTATGGTGGTGTGAAAGGTGCAAGAGAAGCGATACTGGCACTACGATCGTTGAGAGATATGCTTGCGGGTAATAGTAATTCGTCTACTGATGTAACAGTCAAATGGGATGGAGCACCTGCAGTCTTTGCTGGCATCGATCCACAAGATGGCCAATTCTTTGTTGCTAAGAAGGGTATCTTCAATAAAGATCCTAAGGTCTACAAGTCAGAAGCTGATGTACGTGCTGATACTTCTGGTGATCTTGCAGAAAAGCTAGTGATAGCATATAAGGAACTTAAAGATCTTGGAATCACCGATGTCATTCAAGGTGATGTAATGTTTACAAAGGGAGACTTAAATAGTGAATCGATTGATGGCGAAAAATACATCACGTTTCAGCCTAACACTCTTGTTTATGCTGTTCCAGCTAAATCAGATCTTGCAAAGACAATGCTTAAAGCCAATCTTGGCGTAGTATGGCATACAACATATAAAGGTAAAGACTTCGCTTCAATGAAAGCATCGTTTGGTGTTAACCTTAAAGGACTTAAAAAGAAACCTAGTGTATGGTATCAAGACGCTGATCTTCAAGATCTATCTGGAACTGCAACACTCACGAAACTTGATACTGAAGAAGTTACTCAAGCGCTATCAAAGGCAGGTAAGATCTTTCAGAAGATTAAATCTACAACACTCAGCGAACTTGAATCAAATCAAGCTCTTGCAATTAAACTTGAAACCTTTAATAATACGCTTGTTCGTAAAGGTGAACGTATTACAAGTACTGCTAAGCACGTTCAAGATCTTATCGCTTGGTTCGATCTGAAGTTTAAGAAGGAATACGAAAAACGTTCAAGCGATAAAGGTAAAGCGAATGTTACAGCAAAGCATGAAGAAGAAATGAAATTCTTCTCGAAGGAGAACAAGAAAAACCTTGATCTAATGTTTCAACTCATGAATGCTATCGTGGACGCTAAATTGATTATTATAAATAAATTAGATAAGCTAAAAGAGATTGATACATTTGTTCGTACTCGCAATGGGTTTAAAGTAACGGGTTCAGAAGGATTCGTTGCGATTGACCGAGCATCAAATGGAGCAGTTAAGTTAGTTGACCGCATGGAATTTTCGACAAACAATTTCTCGCCAGACGTCATAAAAGGATGGGAACGATAAAACGATGAACTTAGAAAACACAGTAAAGACACTTATAATTAATGAAGGAAAAAGCGCTGTCATCTATAACGACGATACGTTAAACAACCCTAAAGATCCTACAGTCTTAGTGTCAAACTATGGTACGATGCGCTTATCACATCTTCAAAAGAAGATCGCTGACGAGATAAAAGGCCTTTCTAAATTTTCGGATAAACCATCGGCTTTACTTATGCAAATTGGTATTTTACAGCAAAGCACCGAAGCGTTAAAGGATATTCAAGATGAAATGAAATCCACACAATTCAAAAAGAAAACAAAATAGTGAAATCCTTTAAAGAGTATAACGAAGATAAAACCCGCGAAGTAGTTTTCACCTTTGGCCGCTTCAATCCACCTACGGTAGGACACGGAAAACTTCTTGCTAAAGTCGCAGCACTTGCAATTGGTAACGACTACCGCATTTACGCTTCACAATCTAACGACCCTAAAAAGAATCCTTTAGAGTATAAAGAAAAAATTAAGGTAATGCGTAAAATGTTTCCGAAACACGGAAGAAGCATCATCGAAGATAAGGCCGCTAAAACCGCACTCCACATTGCATCTATTTTGTATGATCAGGGGTACACCCGTATCACAATGGTCGTTGGCTCCGATCGCATTAAAGAATTTCAAAAGCTACTAAATCAGTATAATGGTGCAAAAGGCCGTCATGGATACTACGACTTTAAGGATGGAATTCAAGTCGCGTCTGCAGGTGAACGTGATCCTGACGCTGAAGGCGTATCTGGTATGTCTGCATCAAAGATGCGTCAAACCGCGATTGATGGTGACTTTAAATCTTTTTCAAAGGGATTACCAAAGGAATATGGTGAAGATATGACGCTTTTTAATCTACTTCGTAAGAGAATGGGATTAAAGGAAATGGTTAACTTCCGTAAGCACGTTCAACTTCCAACAGTTTCAGAAAAGCGTGAACGGTATATTTCAGGAGAGATTTTTAACAAAGGTGATACAGCGTACGTGAATGGTAGGGTTGAAATTACTATCAGTGAACGCAAATCGAATTATATAGTTTGCAGCGAAGGTGACAAATATTTCATCCATTCGCTTGAAGAAACTCTCAATCTCGGCAGCGCTGAATTAGTTAAAAGCTACAAAAAGAATACACCTGGTCAACTATCCGAAAAACAGATTAAAGGCTTAGAAAAAAAGTCGGAAGAATCAGGTATTTCTTACGGGATCTTAAAAAAGGTATTTGACCGCGGTATGGGAGCATATAAGACGAGTCATCGTCCAGGAACAACACCTCAGCAATGGGCTTTTGCTCGCGTTAACTCGTTTATCTCAAAAAGCAAAGGCACTTGGGGCGGTGCTGATAAAGACTTGGCAACTAAGGTCAAGAGTAAGTAAAAAGACGAATATACGAGAATTTTAAAAAGAAGTTTTTTATAAATAGAACTATACTTTAACTCAATGGGAAACATGAATATTACAGAAATTAATCAGAAAAAACTATCTTCACTAGATACATCGCAGCTTAAGGCTATGCACGATATATTTAAAGGTGTAAGCAATCCAAACGCGAAGAAGATCACACAGGATCTTGCGGTTGAGTTGAAAAGCCGAAAGACCGAATCAATCGAAGAAGCTTCAGGGAAAGGTGTTATTAAATCGATAGTCTCTGCTGCAAAAAAGATTGGTGGAGTTATTGACAAAGTGTTTGATGATAAAGAATTTCAAGATGCTTATGCGAAATACATTGAAAATCCTAAAGATAAAAAGGCGTTAAAGAAAGCACAGGCGTTTGCGAGCGGCCTTATTGATACCTCACCAGTTTCTGGTATGGGCGAATCAAGTAAGCTTAAAGAAGGCCGTATATCAAAGATCTGTTCAATCGTACTTGGTGAAAACTTTTGCCCTGACTTCATTTACGAAGATATAGACTTCACTAAACCTTCTGAAATTAAAGAAGCATACGAGATATTTGAAGCAAGTGCGGATTGGATTATTTATGATAGAAAGACAGGCAAGCAACTAAGCCCGTCAAAG